GGTCAAATGTTTATCGAAAACTGTTTTACGATTACCCATAAACATGTGAATAGTATTCACGAAAAAATTAAAAGTATTAATTTTTCAAAAATTGAACAAACCACGGATCGTTCGTTCATTTTACTTTAGAATACACCACCTTCTTCGTTGATGTCGTGGGATTCAAGTTCAAGTCCTGTATTAACAAATGGCGCATCCACCATACCTGGTTCCATGACAACATCAACTTGTCTCTTTGGTGGAACACCGTTCTTCGCACAATCGGAGCAACCCGTGGATGGACCCATCTCCTTTATAATGGGAAGATCCTTCTTCACATTCATCATACCCCACACGACGAGGGAGAAGACGAGGGTGTGCACAAGGAGGCCCATGGTTGATGGGCAACCGTTGGGGGTCGCAATGCGTGGACCGAGGACTCGCCTGACGAGTCGGAAAGTTTCTGGATTCGCGATGATGAAAAAGGTGAGGCCTGAGATGAGGGAAGTCACAAACTTCTCCTGTTGCTTCAGACCATTGCACCCACAGCCACAATCTTTAAAGAGACCCATGATTATCTTTTACCATAGGTTGACAAAAAAATTGACTTAAAGTCAAGCCTCTTAGTAGATATATAATACTCACTACCAATGTCGCTTGCTATCCAACGATCCTCAGAATTCTCCCCAGCTTCGGTTGGCTTTTCAAAACTTCGTAAGAATAAGAATGGCGGTAAGACCGTCTACCTCAACGGCGGCGACAACAAAAAATTGTACCTTCAACTCCCCTTCATGCGCTCGCCATATGGCCTCAGTGCTTTTACTGACGAAGGCACTGGACGCACTACTTATTCTCTTGACCTCAGCTTTGATACTGATAATGCTGAAGCGATGGAACTTCACGACAAGTTGAAGGAACTTGATGAAATCATTGTCAACACTGTTGCTGAAAACTCCAAGGAGTGGCTCGGTAAGGAGTTCAATGTCGCGGTTCTTCGGGAGGCTCTCTACAAGCCAATTGTGCGCCCAGGTAAGGAGCCATACCCATCTACCCTCAAGCTTAAGATTGCCACTAAGCCAGATGGTACTTTCGTCCCAGAAGCTTACAGCATGCAAAAGGAGGCTGTCCCCCTTGACAGTGTTGAGAAGGGACAAAAGGCTATGGCTATTGTTGATGTCAGTTCCATTTGGTTCATTGACAACAAGTTTGGTGTGACGATCCGTCTTCAACAAGCTCTCCTTGAGCAATCCACCAAGCTCCCATCCTTTGCTTTCCAAGGTGTTGACCTCCCAGATGCCGGCGAAGTTGACGAAGATATTGAGATTGACGAAGAAGAAGTAGATGAAGAATAAATACAAATTGTAATGAAAAATACGAATCCATCATTTCTTGATGAGAAGAGATAAACTTCTCATGAAGAATTAAGAATAGATGTTCAATCTCCTAAGTAACTTTTCACTTACAAAATTATGGGCTAAAATGTGTCATGAGAAGAACTATAGAGATCTTTTAAAACTTATTGAAGAAGGTGATTATGTTGAACTTAAATCATGGGGTAAAGAAATTGTTGAGTACATTGATTATGAAATGAGGAATGAGACTGATAACTACCTCATGTATCAGATAGGATCACACAAAGATCATACAAAAGGGCGTATATTGTTTCAGATATTTAAGAGTGTATGCGACGAAATGTCCCCATACCACTGGGGTGAAATAATGGCGCTTATGGGACAATCACTCATGCGTGGTTCAGTTGAGATTCAAAATATAAAATTACTTGAACATGCTATGTGTCATGTAGATGAAATATATCTGGAGAGACTACTTCATGAGATTGACGCCCCAGAGGTTTCAAAATGGTACGATGAAAATTTTATAGTAACCTAAGTCACACTTTGTAATAACAAAATCAAACCAAAAATGGAAGCAGCACGAGCCATCCAACATGGTGACGCCACAATTCTTTGCGCCAACGAACACCAAATCCTCTATGAAATTGAATTGAGAGTTGAGGATTGTTCCACTGAACATGAAGATTACATGACATACTGGATTGCGTCACACAAAGACAAGGAGGTTGCCACTGAAATGTTTGAGGTTTTCATGAATACATGTTCAACTGCATTCAGTCTTCATAAGTATGAAGAAATTATGGAGCTCTATTCGTACCCAACTATGGTGGGTGCGATCGCAAATGAAAACTTAGACATTATAGAGCATGTTATGGGATATCGGGGAAAAGACGCCCTTGTTGAAGAAATATACGCTCAATACGGAGACGAAGAGTATTGGCCAGAGTCACTAAAAACTTTTCTTAGTTTGTAATAAGTATGGTGAAGCTTTCGGACCTTGTCCATATTGCCAACAATGCCAAGACCAATGCTCAGAAGAACGCGGTCGGCGAAGAAGTTAAGAAATTTTTGCGTGGGAAGAAGGCGTGCAACCCAAAAGAACTTTTCTCAAATGTGGGTCTTCGTATTGAAAAGGGTAAGAACCTCAGAAAACTTGGTGAGGGGGCTCACGGTGCTGTATTTTATGGTTGCCTAGAAGATAAATGTAACACAAAAATTGCTATGAGAGTTACTGATGAACCCACTGCTAAGATGGAATATCGTATCGCGGAAAAGTTGAAGGGTATGGGCGTTCCTCGCATGTATCACTTTAAGAATTGTGGTACTGTTGATGTTCTTTATTTCGAGTATGTCAAAGGTGAAACTCTTCAACAATGGATGAAAAAACCACAATCACCCGAAGATTACCGCTCCCTAATTTCACAACTCGTTAAGAACTTGAAGAGAATCCACGAGAAGTATCCAAAGTTTAGACATCACGATCTTCACTGGAACAATATCCTTGTATTGGAAGGCAACAAACCAATCATTATTGATTTTGGTCTTTCAACGATTAAAGGTATTAGAAATCCAAATGTCGCGAGTGGCGAATACAAAAACGATGGTATTTATGTGGGATCACATTACATGTATGATGTTCATTACATTATGAATATCATTTATACCTACACAAAATTGACAAAGGTTAAGCAATTCATAAAAGATTTGTTTCCAGAAAAATACCTTGGTTCAACCAATCCATATATTACATCTAGACGTCTTCGCCCCGTGAAGCACGAAGATCTTCCCACCTATGATCAAATTTTGAATCACCCATTCCTTCAATCAAAGAAGAGAGTTAGCATTCTTAGACGAGTTTTACCTAAAAAGAAGGTGATGACACCCAAACCACAACCAAAAGTTGTCGTCAAACCCGCTACTGCGAGTGCCATTCGCCGTGCCAAGGCTGTTCTCGAAAAAGAAGCCGCAAAGAAGAAGATGCCACCAAAGAGACCTGGTATTGCTAAACGCGATCCATCTGTCATGAACCAAGTTCGTAGCATAGAAAGAAAGATTGCAACTGAAAAGAAAGTGGTGACACCAAAACCAAAACTAAGAGTTTTCATAAACAAGAATGGCGACCTCAAGATTGAAAAGAAGAAGTGCCGTCTCTACAAAAAGGAAGATTTGGTTAAGATGTTCAAGTTAGATCCAAAAATGACAAAAGAACAGATGTGTAAGTTCATAAAAAATATGTAATCAAAGTACAATTTTGAAAACCCTCTTCGTACCCTCATCAACCACAGAAAGTATCTTGAACTTTGGTGTCTTGATGAGCTTTACCCCACCTTTTGTAACGAATGACTTCATCCGTTCAACTTCACCACGAGGCATTTTTCTGGTGTACTTGAGCGTAACATTTTTGTTTCCAATAGACAATACAGTTGACGACATTTATTATATTTGTACATAATAAAACTATGTGGCTTCTTGCTCTCCTCATACTCATTGATCTTTTGATTCTCTCCCAAACAGGAAAGAGACGCCTTGATGTTACCGTCGGTGCGTCAGTTTCAAATGGAGAACAGTGGACTATTTACGGGACCATGGGCTGTGGATGGACTCGTAAACAGTTAGATTACATGAAGAAGAATGGCAAACCCCACCGATTTGTGGATTGCGATAAGGAGGGTTGTTCAGGTATGGAAGCCTTCCCAACCCTCGTGAGCCCTAATGGCGAAAAGATTGTGGGTTACAGCGAGATTTAAGCCCGAACAATGCTGAGGGACAAGGCAAGGATGAAAGCATCAAGCATGGTAGAGATTGGCTTGAGAATGGTGATGTGCTTCACGAGGGATCGGTTCCACGCGTATCGGAGAACGAAGGTCGCGATGAGAATATTGAGAATGAAGAGGAGAAGCTCGGTGAGCATATCCGACTTGGTTTCAGACTTGGCGACACGGTCGA